ATTCTTACATCATCAGCACTAATATTAGGTCTTTTAGGTTGATTGGTTTCCTTCCAGTTATCTCCGTTCCAATAGACGTAGTAATCATCTTGGTTCTTCTCAAGAATACCACCTACTTTAATGGTAAAGTTCTCTGGTGGTCCCTCTGGAGGTAACTTGGTGAATGTGGATACTTCATTGTGACCATTAAATCCAAGGATATTACCGTAACCTTCACCGTCTTCTACTTCTATTTTGAAGTCTACAGTACTACTGGCAAAGTATATGATGCTACTATCTGCTTGCATCTGCATACTAATACCATTCTTAGTATACGTAGTAAAACCACCGCTTGTTATTTGCCCATATACACCAGAAGCAGTTGTACCACTTACGGCAGTAAGATCAGCACTAGCAGATGCACGAATTAAATAAGAATTGTTCCAATTTGTTCCAGTTTTAAGTGTTTGCTGTCCAGGATCTTGAGTAGTAGATGTTACTCCTTCACTATTAGTAGTGGTTTCTGAATGTTTACCGCTGAATAATGCCTGTGCTATATGCTGCGTAGTTACAAAAGCTTCAGTTGTAGTTTGTTCTGTATCTGAGCTTGTTATTTCAGTACCAGTATAAGTATTGGTAGTTTCAGTTGTAGTTACACCTGGAGGTACTGTGTAGTCTGCTGAAAATAACAAAGCATCATCACTAGCTCTTTTAACTCTTATTTTATATGTGTTTGCATAAGATCCCTTCTTAACAAAGACCATTCCTTCGTAGTTCCGTAAGGGAGCAGTTTCGCTAGTATCTTTAGCTACAGTAACACGTTTGTTTACTAGGAATGTGTAGTCAGCAACGGTAGTAGCAGTAAAATCTGTAGATGCATCTGCACCAGTTTCAGACATACCTGAGGTAAGATAGGATACATCTGCGTTTGCGTGATTTAGTTCCCTTATTGTAGAGTTATCTGAAGTATCTATTGTGTACACAGGAACACGATCACCAGCATTTGTACTGACTGCACCTGTGAGATCAAACATTGATAGTTTATCTCTGTCATCAGTAGCATCTGGGGTAACGACTAAAGCATACGCTTCAGTTTCATCTCGTCTAATTGTGTGAAGAAAAGCATCGGTTGCCTGAGTAAGGGAACCTCCAGCATTATTAGTAAGCTTGGCTACATGTTCAGAAGGAGGTCTTTTAGATAATCCCTTTACTACAGAAGATATTGCGTTCTCTTGTATGTCTCCTTGAGTAGGTAGCCTTAAAGGTGCTGGTTGTTGTGATATACCATTAACAAAGTTTGGTATACTTCCAGATACTAAAGGCATAATATTAAGTAGTATTGGCTATTGAAGAAGAATCTGAGGTAACGTACTGGAAATCTCTTAGAATGGTCTCTGCTACATCATAACTATCGAAGATATTAAAGTCTCCTGTGTCTGCTTGGTAATCTTGTAGTTCTATCCACGCTTGGTTTTCATCAAGTCTATGGAAATTATGAAGAGACTCTGACCCTAGTACGGCATCTTGGAATACTCTGGCAGACTTAAGTGTAATGTATCGTCTTGCTGGTTCTGGAAGATCATTAAAATCCAGTTGTGTTACTAAGTCTACCTTTACGTTATCTGTGAATTCGTAAGTATGCTTTGATCTGTCATAAAGTCTGCGACCACGTTCTACTATGTCAGTAGTTGATTGTCTTATGGTATCTCTGGTATCTACCTTTAATGTATTAGAGGGTAGATTAATGTGCTTTGTGGTGGCATCTGGTGTAAGAGAGTAATCAAGATCTGTATTAAAAACCCATCCCTTAGACTGTACTTCTCTACTTGTTGCTAGGAGTATTGTTTCGGCTAATTCTGCATCTTCTAATCCAGAGGTCAGGGAGTTTACTGGTGCTTCCCCAATTCTAGATAGCATTATGTTAACTGCTTCTAATTTGGATGTAGGAGTCATGGGATAAAATGAAAAAAAAGGGGAACCCTAGATATACTAAGATTCCCCTTTAAGGTTGACTAAGTGTTGCTTAGAATCGACTTATTTTCCTGCGATCAAAGCAACGGCACACGCTGGGCGAAGAATATTATGGCCCATCGCATATTTGCTCACCATCAAAGTACCTTGTCGATTGATCTGGTACTCGCTCTCAACACTGAGATCCATGAGCTTTGCAGTAGCCACTGCATCTTTGGTCATGACAATTGCACGAACACGTAGAGCAACATCAGAAATAAATGATGAGTCTCTATTGGAACTTGCAGTGTTATCTACCTCTGTTACCCACTGGTTTGCAGTGTTAACTGCTGGAACATCATATTGAAATGTTCTACCAGATCCTACAGTAGTAGCTAATGGTTGGTTTGAACCCCATGCAGGAGCAGTTGCCTGAGTTTTATGAACAAGAGAACGAGTAGCATCAGTTGCTGATGTACTTCCCTGAGTCCACAAAGCTGAAGACCAAGTGGTTCCACCAGTAGTGGTGTAAGAACCAAGATGATTGGTCACATAAATAGGCATTCCAAGGATTCTTGGAACCTGTCCACTTGCGATACTTCCAGATCCACCAACGTCACGATTAAAGATCATGAAGTCATCAATACCAGTAGTACCTGATTGTTTGAACATG